AACAACATGGCATTCAGCAACAAGAGACTGCCGAGCGTTACGCGCGGACAAAGAGGATTCGCACAAGTACCTTCAGTAGATATTCCGCGATCCACCTTTGATAGATCATGTGGACAAAAACTAACCTTCGACGCGGGATACCTCGTGCCCTTCTTCGCAGACGAAGCACTGCCGGGCGACACCTTCAATCTCAAAATGACGACCTTCGGTCGAATGGCAACACTGCTGTATCCCATCATGGACAACATCAGAGTCGAAACCTTCTTCTTCTTCGTGCCGAACCGCCTGGTATGGGAAAACTGGGAACGGTTCAACGGGGCCCAGGACAACCCCGACGACAGCACGGATTACACCGTGCCGAAAATGGCGGCTCACGAAGTAGAGGAAGGAAGTCTCTCCGACTATATGGGGCTGCCGATCGGGAACACGATCTCATACAACGCGCTCCACCATCGCGCTTATAACTTGATCTTTCGAGATTGGTTTCGCTCGGAAAATCTCCAAGACAGCCCCGTAGTGGACACCGACGACGCAAACAGCAACATCAGCGACTATGTCTTGCTCAAGAGAGGAAAGCGACACGATTATTTCACCAGCGCGCTTCCCTGGACCCAGAAAGGAGACAACGTCGTCCTCCCTCTGGGAACAACAGCACCAATCGAGGGACTGATCACCGGAAACGGAGCACCCGAGCTCGACGCCGGGAACCTCACCTGGGACGCGAGCTTCCCAGACACGGTCAAATGGAACTCAACACCAGGAGGAAGCGGAGTAGCCGATTGGGTAGATCCAGCACTCGACGCAACCGGACTAACAGCAGACCTCAGTAACGCCACAGCCGCAACAATCAATCAGATCCGCGAAGCCTTCCAAATCCAAAAACTCCTGGAGAGGGACGCACGAGGCGGCACGCGATACACCGAGATCATCCGATCACACTTCGGCGTAACCAGCCCTGACGCACGACTCCAAAGGCCGGAGTACCTCGGAGGGGGATCCACGTCGATCAACATCAACCCGGTGGCTCAAAGCATCGACATGCGCGAGCAGGTCCCGCTGGACCCGAATCCCTACTCGCTCGGCCGCCTCGCCGGCATCGGAACGTTCGGACAAGATCCTCACGGATTCGTAAAGAGCTTCACCGAACACGGCGTAATCCTCGGCCTGGTCAATGTCAGGGCAGACCTGAACTATCAGCAGGGTGTGAACCGAATGTGGAGTCGCGACACACGTTATGACTTCTACTGGCCGTCGCTGGCACACCTGGGAGAGCAGGAAGTTCTCAATAAAGAGATCTATTCCCAGGGAACATCCGCAGACGACGAAGTGTTCGGCTATCAGGAGAGATATGCCGAGTACCGGTACAAGCCGAGCCAAATTTCGGGAGCGTTCAGAAGTGACGCAGCCACGTCACTAGACGTATGGCACCTGGCGCTCGACTTCGCCTCGCTACCTGCACTCAACGACACCTTTATCCAGGACGACCCGCCTATCTCAAGGGTGGTGGCTACGGGCGTCACAGAACCGCAGTTCCTCCTGGACTGCTATATCGACTTCAAATGCGCGCGGCCTATGCCCACCTACGGCGTGCCGGGCTTTGTCGACCGGTTCTAACATGCAAGTGAGGGCAATCGTCCTGGTAGTGGCATTGGCGTTTATCTTCGGATATTGCGTATTCCTTTTGGGGGGTTGCGCATTCTCCGTAGTAGACGGAAACCGGAGTCTCGAACTCGAGATATTCATGCCCTACCAGGACATTGCACCTCTCAACGAAATCGACCTCGCAGACATCCAGCTAGAGGAAATGAAATGATTGGAGCAGCAGGAGCGGCACTCGGAGCCGGACTCGGGGGTGCAAGCATGGCAGGACTAGGCAAAATCCTCGGGGGCCTCGCCATCGGAGGAGCAAGCCAAGGCCTCGGCGGAGCCATAAGCGGAGCCTTCGCCAAAAAACAACGCAAACACGCCTACAAGCTCTGGAAGAAACAAACCCTTCGAGGGCCCAGTTTCGCTGTACAAGGACTACGCAGAGCCGGGCTCAATCCGATCCTCGCTCTAGGCAAAGGTGGCGGCATCGGTGGAAATGTCGGCCTCCTGGGGCAAACCCAGCTCGACACCAAAGGTGTAGCAAGCGCCCGCGACCTGCTAGAAGCACCTGAAAGCACCGCGCTGCTAAAGCAGCAAAAGGCGCAAAGCAAAAAGCAAGTCAGCCTCATGCAGGCTCAAATCGACATGGCAATATCACAATCCGCACAAGCCAGAGCCGCAGCACAAAACCAACTCTCGCAAAGCCTGCTCAATCAGACCCAGCAGGGCATGGACCAGATGTGGCTCGACACATTCCGGGAACTCAGCCCCGGAGCACAACAACAGCTATTCATCCAGAAACACGGCGGAATATATGGCGCACCGCTTGGAATCCTCGAAGGACTGCGGGACATGGGAGACCACTTCCCCGGCCTCTTTCCAATAACGCCGCAAGGGAGGGGCGGTCAGATCCTTCTCAACAAACTATTTCAATGGCCTTCCGGGCACAGTGCCCGGGACAACCGGAGGTAACCAATGGCAATCACCGACGTAACAAACACACCCCCCCCGAAGAGAAAGCGTGTCCAACACAAGGGGGGGGGAATCTCACGCACCCGCCAAGCGGATGCAGAGCACACAGAGATCAACTCGATCTTGCGCAAGTATGTGACAACCGGGGTCATACCTCAGCCGCCCGGGACGGCTCGCTACGGGGATTTCACCCAGGGGTATGACTTCAAGGACATGATGGACAAGGTCACAGCGGCGCAGAGTGATTTCAACGAGCTACCGAGCGCAATTCGCGCTCATGTCAACCACGACGTCGGTGCGTTTCTGGACCTGGTCATGGACCCAGCACGCAAAGACGAGCTGGTAGAACTCGGAATGCTGCCGCAGCAAGACCCGAGCCTTCCCGCGCCGACGCCGGCGCCAGAAGAGGCTTTAGAGGGAGGGGAAAACAGCCCAGAAACGGAAAACGGATAAAAACGGTGTCAGTCCCACAGTTGACATCTAGTAAGTCAACTGTGGGGGCTTTTCCAACCATGGAGGAAAACCAAAAATGAGACGACGACGGATGTCTAGACGAAGCTCCAAACGCCTGTTTCGGCGCGGAACAAGGACCAGGTCCAAGAACAATCCGCGGCGCATAATGCGTGGCGGATGGCGACTCTAATGCATGACCTGTACGCGGCCTCTCAAAGCGTACAGAGGAGAGGGCGGGAAGATCTGCTTCTCCAGCGCCGGCGTTAACGGCGGATGGTCCGACCGCCCTCTCCAGTTCGCATGCGGACAATGCACCGACTGCAGAATTGATCGGAGCAAACAATGGGCCATACGCTGTTTCCACGAGATGTCGCAACACGACGAGAACTCGTTCATCACGCTGACATACGACGACGAGCACCTACCCACGGATCGGGGCTTAGACAAATCACACTGGCAGAAATTTGCGAAGCGGTTGAGGAAGAAATCGGACTTCAGATATTTCCATTGCGGCGAGTACGGGGAAAACACGAACAGACCCCACTATCACGCGATCCTCTTCGGACTTGACTTTGACGACAAGGAGCTCCTCAAGGAAACGAAGTGGGGAAATCTCTATACCTCGCCCTACCTGGAGAAAACGTGGGGAAAAGGCTTCGTGACAGTTGGGAGCGCTACCTGGCAATCCGCAGCCTATGTCGCCCGATACATCATGAAAAAGGTCACCGGGAAAGACGCCGAAGCGCATTACAAGGGCCGACTACCCGAATATGTGACAATGTCCAGACGACCAGGCATAGGGGCCACCTGGTTCGAAAAGTACAGGACCGACGTATACCCACACGATGAAGTGATTGTAAACGGAAAACCGATGCGGCCACCTAAATATTATGATTCACTCATAAGTGAGCAGGAACTCGAAGGTTACAAACTAGAAAGAAGGAGAAAGGCGCAGACAAGAGACAACTCTGAAGACAGGCTAAGAGCAAGAGAACGCATAACCGAAAACAAACTTAAAAGACTTAGGAGAACAGTCTAATGACCCATAAAGTTTTCGCTATTTACGATTCAAAAGCAGAAGCACACCTCCCGCCTTTCACCAGTCTGACAACAGCAGTCGCAATACGACAATTCCAGGCAACCGTGCAAAATCTGGAAAGCGACTTCGCAAGATTCCCAGCAGATTACACCTTGTTCGAGCTGGGAACTTGGGACCAACTTGACGGCCAGGTAACAATGTATGAAGCAAAACACAACCTGGGAACAGCACTAGAACACAAACAAGCACAAGAGTAAGAAAGAAAGAAAGAAAGAAAGAAAGAAAGAAAGAAAGAAAGAAAGATGCGGGGCGGGGCGGGGCGCTCCT